CCTGGTCGAGGACGAGGGTCTTAAAGGCGTTATCCACGCCGCCATACCGGGCCGTCATCCGCTCCCGGATCGCGTCGACGGTGCCGGGCTGAAGCTTCTGCGCGTACTTCAGCAGCAGGTTCGGGCTCGCGTTGTGCTGCAGGTACATGATCTTGTATTTCGTCAGCCCGTCATCCCCGGCCACATCCCGGTAGACGGGAGTCAGCCATGACATGCCCCGGAAGTCCGCCGCCGGGTCCGGGATCGGCGCCCAGTGCACCACCTCATCGGCCGGGTAGAACTGGCCTTTCCCCTGACCCTGAACCGTCCTGGGCGGCTCAACCCAGTAGCCGGTCACCTGGCGGTACTGGCCGCCGCCCGCTACCTGGACGAGCTCGGACACGATCGTCGTCCAGTCCGGCCGCAGCCGCACGAGGCGCCCCTCACCGGGGGCATCCCACAGGTAGGCGTTGCCGGTGAGGCTGACGTCCTGTTCCATGCGGGCCAGCAGGTCACCGGACGTGCCACCCGGCCATGGCTCCTCAAGCTTCGCCAGCGACGTGTTCCCGAACAGGTGCTTGTCGTCCTTGGCCTGATAGGTGAACCGGGCCTCGGTGAACAGGGCCATGCGGACGAGGATCGCGCCGAACACGATCGCGCTGTTGCCGTACGTGTTCTGCGCCCACGCCGTCATCTGCGGCATGATCGCCTCACGGTCAGAGCCCGCGTAGGTCGTCGTCAGGACGGCCGCGCCGGTGGCCTGACCCTCCCAGTAGCTGGCGTCACGGCGGATCAGCCGATCCCACAACCTCACGACGCGCGGGCCCGTTCCAGAACCTGCGCGAGTGTCGGCACCTCATGCACATTCGGCCGCAGACGGTCCCCATCCTCACGCAGAAGCGCGTACACGCCGACCGCTACCGAATCCGCGATGACAGCCAGCCCGAGCGCCCACAGGCCGATCAGGGCCGCGCCGCCGAGGACACCGGCGAGGGAGAGCAGCAGTAGGGCCACAGACAGGCGCATGTCATCCCCTCTAGGCTGAGCTGGTTCCGTCAGGAGCGTGCAGGCGCGTCGGGCTGATCCGGGGCCAGCTGGCCGGGGACCTTAGTGAACTCCTGCAGCCCCCTGAAAGGGTCGTTCCTGGCGGAACCTCAGATCGCCCAGACGCCGGGCGCGGCCAGCTCTTCCCAGCGCAGGAACGCCCAGACGGCTCCAGTCCCCGCCATCAGCGGCGACTGATCCACCTGCACCTTCGGGTCCCAGGCATTCGCCCCGGCCAGCGGGCGCTGCTGAGCGGCCCGTACAGCGTCCGTCAGAGGCTTCTGGTTCAGGTGCTCCAGGCCGCCGTCATCCACCAGGTCCAGGAACTCACCGTGAGCCACCGCCACGTCCTGCGCGGACGGCTCCAGCGCGATGATGCCCGCGTTTTTCAGCGGCTTGATCAGCGTTCCCGACTGTGCTTTCGGATTCACCACGACGGCCACCGGGTCGTGCTTGGCGTACAGCACGGCCATCCGGGCCACCAGCAGGTGCGGGTGATCGTAGAACGGGGCAAGGTCGACCAGGATCTTCCCCGATGCGGACCGTCCGGCCGCCACGATCGAGCCGTGCTTCCGGTCCTCGCTGATCGCGGCCCCGAAGGCGACCTCGCCGCTCACATTGCCGCCCGGTTCACAGCTGCAGCACTCCAGGTGTCCTCGCCGATGACGCCCCAGCCGGGCTTGGCGATCTCCGGCCACTGGCAGCCGTAGGCGCGGCGGAACTCGGGCTCGTCCATCAGCTCAAAGTCCGCCTTCACCGTCTCCTCGGTCACCGTGATCCCCAGCGCCGGCATCCGCCGCCGCCACGTCTCCGGGTCACCCGGGTCCTCATCATCAGCGAACGAATAGCCGATGTAGCAGCCGTTCTCGGTGACGCCCATTTCCGCGCGGGCCCGGCCGTCCTCGACCTTGCCGCGGAAATACGTGGACTTCTCCGTGCCTGCCGCGCTGACCACCCACAGCTGCGCGTCCCGGGTCATCATCGCCGGGCGCATCGCCTGCTCCAGGTGGTCATCTTCCTGCGCCCACGCCTCGTCGATCACGCCGAGGTCGAGGTTGTCGCCGTGACCGGACGTCTGCGTGTTGCTGACCAGGCCCAATAGGGAGCCGTTCCTGAACGTCAGCGCCTCGGAGCCGGAACCGCGGCGGATGCCGATGAACGGGGCCAGCTTCGACCGCTCGATACGCGGCCACCACACGTCGAGCATCCGGTGCCGGGCGTCCAGCCGCGTCTGCGCGGTGTAGCTGATCTGCGTGCCCGGCCGCCGCAGCGCGCGGGCGATCATCATCGACAGCAGGTCGACGCTCTTGCCCTGCTGGCGCATCACCTCGACCACCACCTGGCGGTAGGCGAAGCGGCCGTCAGCGTCCTGCTCCGTCGCGATCTCGTTGAGGTCGTGCTGCCATGGCATCAGGCCCGGGCCGAGCGGCGTGCGGAAGTTCAGCAGCTCCGCCGTCTTCGCGATGCCCTCGGCCAGGTTCGGTCGGCCGGTCGCCGGGGTCGCGAACCTAGGAGCGCATGACTGCGGATCCATCATGCCCGCGTGCGTATCCACACGACACTGCCCACAGCGCGTTCCCAGATGGCGCAGGCGTCGCAAAGGAGCACTATTGGCGTCATGTCGTGGTCGAGGTGCGCCTCGTACACGCCCTCAGCCTGATCGCAGCCGTAACACCTGCGGGCTGCGGACCTAGGCTTGCAGGGCGCCGAAGAGTCCCGTGAGGTCGGCATCGGCGGCCTTCCCGGTGTTCTTCGGCGTCAGCTCCGCCAGCGTCATCCGCAGCTCACGCGCCAGCAGCGCATTTGCGGGCTCAGCCTCGTGCGCGGCCGCCAGGCGGCCCGCGAGGGCGCGCATCTCGGCCACGGGGTCCAGATCGGTGCCAGCGGATGAGCGCGGCAGCGACGGGACAGCCTGGGGCGGCGCGGCCTCGCCGCGGACCACGGAGCAGCGGCGGCACAAGGAATGGTCGCCAGCTTTGTGCGCGCGGGAACGGCGCACACGGAGGGCCGTGGAATCAGCCAAAGTCACCCTCCGTGATGTAGTGCCGTTACAGTGAACGCGGACAGTGCCGAAACGTTACGCGACGTGATCGGAATATATGCAAACGGCTGCGGAGTCGTGTTCGTCCGCTTTCGTGGCAAAAGCGATTCGTTTGTCCGGTTTGCAACGGATTGCCGGAGGGCCGGGGTGGTGACCGGTGACCGGTTGAAGTTACTTTGCGTGACCGCCTGCCGTGACCGCCTGCCGTGCTTGCCAGCCTTCGCCAGCCGTTCGCCTGCTGCGTCCGTTCGCCTGCCGCGCTCGCCTTTCACCACTGCCGCGCCGTCCGCCACACACCGACAGCGCCGCGCATCCGGTTGCCGCGCCGTGCGCCTTCGCCCCGGTTGCACGATCTGTGTTCGAGTCCCGTGTATGCCGTCCGGTCGGCCGTGTGGCCGAGGTCTATGCGGCTGGCCGGGCCGTACATTGGCAGTCCGCAGCGTGCACATGGATCGCCTGGCTTCCACAGTGCGAGCCGCCATGCGCGTTCGGCGCGGTGTGCCGCGCCGTAGCCGCGCTGCTCGGTCGTGCCGCGCCGCGCCCAGCGCTGCATGTCGCGGCGTGTGCGGGTGGCCATGGCTCAGGCGTCCAGCGCTTCGGCGGCCTTGATGCGTGCCGCGTGCGGCTTGCGCGCCCAGTCGCTGACCATCATGCAGCGCTGCCCGGCGGTCGCGCCGCAGTGCGGGCAGGCGACGGTCAGGGGGTCTGCCATGGCTTAGCCGTACCAGAGCCGGTCAAGGCCAGCGATCAAGCCGTCATGGATGTCCTGCACGGTGCGCGCCAGGAACCGGCCGATGCGCGCCATGGCTCAGCCAGCAGGCGGCGGCGCGATGGCGGCAACGCCGCTCACGGCGGTCTTCAGTGAGCCGACCGCGGTGTCGAGCGCGGTCAGGTCGAGCGCCGGGTTCGCGGCCTTCAGCGAGGCGATCTCGGCTTCGATGGCGGACGCGGCGGTGCCGAGGTCGGTGACGGCCTGGTCGAGGGCCTGGACGTCGGCGTTGATGTCGTCTTGCTGGCTCATGATGACGTCCAGTTTCCGGCTGACCGTGGTGATGGCGGCCAGGACCTGATCGAGGGTTGCGGTCACGGCCCGGTGACGGGCTCGGCCGGTGATGGTGCGGGAATGCGGACTTCGGCGGTGATCACGCCCTCAGCGTCCTGGCTGAGCTCGACGACAGCACCATCAATGAGCGCCCCGGCCGGGATGCGGACCATGGTGGCGTTCAGGTCAGCCATGGTTCACTCCTGTCCCGGGGCAGTGCTGTCGCACGCCCATTAACGTACGTTATTGCTGATGAACGGCGCAAGCGCAGCATGCAACTGCCACACGAGTGCCGCGTCGTACCGGGCTGCCGGGCGTCCTGCGCGGCCGGTGTGCCGGTAACCATCGGGCTGCCATCCGAGGGCGCGGACGATGGCCTGGAGCTGCTGCTCGGTCATGGGCGGGTCGAGCAAGGGGACGGCTTCGGCCAAGGTGAGGGTGACCGCCGCAGCCATGGCGTCCATGGTGCCTGACGTGGCTCATGATGCGGGCGTGACCGGGCCTGGTTGCAGTGCTGTCGCCTGGCCGCAGGATGGGCATCTGCCTTCGCGCCGGGCAATCTCCCGGTCGACGATCAGCCTGATCCATGCGCTCAGGGTCATCCCGTCCCGTTCCGCTGCCCGCCGCGCCATGGTGGCCACGGCCGCCGGAAACCGGACATTGAGGGCTGGCTTCTGCTCGCTGCTCATGGTGCCACCAGCCCGTCTGCCGTTTCCCAGTCCTCCGCGATGGCGGCCTGAGCGGCGCCGAGGGTGATCCTCCCGGCGCACACGGCCCGGTGGAGTGCCGCCTCGGTGGAGTCCTTCGGGTTGGGGATGGCACCTGCCTCGATCCACAGGTTGGCTGCGTCGTTGGCGCCGCCAAGCTCCAGTGGCACGAGGTGGTCAAGCTCACCATGGGTGCCTGGGCTGAGCCCGTAGGCGGGTGCCGCGGCGTCCCGCTTGAACGCGCTGGTCTCCGATGACGGCGGCCGGACGGTGGCCGTGTACCCGGCGCGGCAGATCGTCGCGGCGATGGTGGCCTGGGTGACGGCCGGGTCGATCGCGCCGGGCGTGCAGCGCGGGTCGGGCAGGCGGCCATGGTCACGGGTGCGGCATGGGCCGGTGAGGTGCCCGGTGACGTGGCCGGGGTCATGGACGCGGGCGAGCGCCGCGGAGGCCGGGGCTGCGGGCGGTGTGGCCGGTGACGGCTGGGTGCCCGGCATGGGCGTGCACCCGGCCGCGGCCAGGACGACCATGACGGCGAGGGTGCGGCGAGGGTGCGGCCTCATGGCGCCACCAGGCCATCTTGCCAATGCACACGCGGGTCGCCGGTGAGCTGCGAGACGTACACGTACCCGATCGGGTGCTTCCCGTCGGAATCGCTGCAGGCCCCATATCGCAAACAGGTGACCGTCCCGGCGCGTGGTGCCACCCGCAGCATGCGGAACCGGCAGTACGGGCATTCCGCGGGCACACGGCGCCATGACTCGGCCGTGTCGATGGGCGGCAGCTCCTGGATCGGCCGGATCAGCCGCTCCAGGTCCCGTGCGGCGCCGGTGATGGCCGCGTCGCTGACGTCGCCGCTGGCGAGCGTCTCGATGGCGGCGATGGCGGCCATGGTGTTGGCGTCTGAGCCGCCGCGGCGGCGCGCGGGCAGGCCAGCCTCGCCGCGCATGACGAGCTCGATGCGCCGCACGCCGGCATGGACGTCCATGGTGGCGGCTGCGGCGGCCTGGTTCCATGGCGGCAGGGACGATGGCTGGCCGCCGCCGGTGGTGCCGTCAGCGTCGGGCTCGGCGATGAGCGCGGCCGCCTCGGGCAGGAGGGCGGCGAGGGCGGCGCAGGCTTCGGCGAGGTCGGTCATGGCCGCACCGCCGCGAACGTGGCCGTCTCGTCCTCAGCCTGTGGCCGCACGTGGAGCCCGTTCCAGCCGCACGCTTTCACGGTGGCGGCGAAGATGGGCAGGTCGTGCAGGTCCCGCTGGAAGCTGGCCGCGTGCCGGGGCTGGTGGCGGCGGCGCACGCGGCTGGCGAGCCCGTCGGCCAGTTCGCTGAAGATCGGCTCCCGGCTCATTCCGGCTCCGGTGCGGCGTGCCCGGCGGCGTGCTCCGGCGCGGTTGCTACCCGCATGAGCGCCGCCTCGACGTCCTCGAGCGGCGCCTGGCGCGCGGTTCGCTCGCGGATGGCGTCCGCGACGTCGAGCAGCGAGTAGCCGATGCCGATGAGCGCTGCGTCGGCGCGTGTGCGCGCCGACGCGTAGCGGCCGTCCGCGTCGAACAGCCATTCCTGCGCGCTCTTGCGGTTCGTGCCGGTCTCGCTCATGTGGTCCTCCCATTGAGTGCACGCCGCGCCTTGGCTGCGGCGGCGGCTCTGGTCTCCTCTGATGCTGGCTCCGCACATGCAGGCTCGATGGCCTTCAGCTCGACCGGCTGGCCGGTGCGGGCGGCGAGCTTGCGCAGGAACGCCGAGTCGGCGGCGGCGATCTTCGCCCGGTAGGCGGCCGGGTCGAGCAGCTCGCGGATGCTCTCCCGGTCGCTGGCCTCGCGCCGGAGCCGCTTCACCTCGGCGATGATCTCGGCGGGGGCCACGAACGCCTGACGCCGGGCGACCGCCGCGACGGCCTGGCGGCAGTCGGCCGCGTCCAGGTCGCCGAGCAGGTCATGCCATGCGTCGGGCGTGTATCTGTCGATGTGCTGCTGCGGGCAGCACGCCTTGACGTACCGCGTGATCATCAGCGTTTCCTGCGGTGTCACGAACCCTCCCTGGCTGCAATTCGCCTGGCCGCGCTTTCGAATAGCTCGTCGGTGGCTTGCTGGCGGCGGTCCGGCGGCGAGGCGCGTGCCCATGTCCCATTGCTGCGCTTGTGCGAATCCGCTATCCATTTCTGCCAGGCGTCGGGCCAGGACTTTTTGCGGCGGCCTTCGGAGCGCCAATGGTGGATGAACTGGCTCGTTTCAAAGTCGAGGTCGAGCCCGGGGTATGTCGCGTTGGCCCATCGGAGCAGCGCCTCGGTGGGTTTCCAGTCGTCCGGGAGCTCAGCCAGGCCGGGTGCGCTGGGCGCCTCGCGCACGCGCGCGTGCGCGACCACCTCCCTGCCCCCTGCTACATGCTCCATGCTCCCTGCTACATAAAGAAGCGCAGATGAGTTTGCGCGCCGCCCGGACGAGTCTGCGCGCTGCGCAGACGACTCTGCGCGCGGCGCAGACTGACGTGTTTCCGCTGGCGGCGGCGCTGGGTCAGGGTCGGGCGGTGTGTATGCCGGGGCAGGCGGCGCGGGCAGGCGGCTTTTTACCTTCTCCGGCTCAAGCCGCTGGTGCTTGGCCAGCTTCGGGAGGAACAGGTACGGGTCACCGTCGGCCTCGTACGGCACCACGGCGCCAACTGAGTGCGCTGCGAGTTCCCCGATCAGCTTCGTGACGGTGGCCGCATCCATGTCGTCGTCGTAAGAGAACACCTGCCCTTTGATCCATTGCGGATCGCCATTAAGCCGCCCGTGCTCGTCGGCGAGATTCCACAGGGCGATATACAGCAGGCGGGCGTCGCGGGACGTCCGCCGGGCGAGTTTCCTGTCATCCCAGAACTCTGGTTTCACACTGCGAATACGGGCCATCAGCTCGTCGTCCCGTCTTCTTCGTTACGGCCAGGAAAGCACTGCACGATCGCGGCGCGGGCACCGCGCAGGATCCGCATCTGCTGTTCACGGATCTTCCGCTGCGCGGCTTCCCAGCCGCCACGCAAGGCTGCGTCCTGCATCGCCTTGAGGTACTCGTGACCGCCGTGGAAACCCTTCTCGCGCGGATAAAGAACTTGCTCGTTATCGAAAAAGAAGTCGGCCAGCATCAAACCGGCCTCCATCTTGACCGGCTGCCACTCGCCGTATATGTGCTGCTCTAGGCGTAGATCGCCTTCCTTCTTGCGTCCCTTGACGACGCGATAATGGATACCGCCACACCAGAAGTCGTCGCCTGCCTGCCAGCGGCGGTCGCTCATGCCTGGTTTCCCCACATCTCCCAGCCGTCGAGGCATCCCGAGCACTGGCACGTGCCGGGCAGCTGAGTGCCCGCACCAGCGCCACACCGCCCGAACAGCTCCAGGTATGGCCCGGGGCTCGCCTTCTTGACCATGGCGCGGAATGCGAGCGGCTTGGCGGAATGCTGGCCGCGCTGGGCCTCGAACCAGTTCAGGAGCCCACGGTCCTGCGTGCGCAGGTCGCCGCGAATCCCGAACAGGACAAGCTCTGTGGAGACGCGAAAGTAGTTGCCCATACCCATCTGCGGGCGCCCGTCGGCCGTCTTCTTCACCCAGACCAGGTACGTCTTGTAGGTGTAGCCCCAGGCGTCCATGACGCTGAACGCCTCGGGCAGGTGACCGGCCGTTGTCCATAGGTAGAGGTGACCCGGTGTCGCGGCTTTTGGGTGCACCACATCCTTAACGAGGTTCTTGCCGTCGGGCATCAGCTCCTCGCCGCAGAGCTGGGCAATGGAGAGCGTGCCGTCGTAATGGCCTTCGGCGTTGGCTCGCGTCGCGGTGTTGCCGTACCGCCAGGGCGGGTCAGCTACCAGCGTCGAGCACAGGCCGTCCCCGAGCGGCACGGCCGGGCCGGCAGGCCGGTACCGGATCCGCTCCAGTAGGGCCTTGCGCGAGACGACGCCAGCGGTCAGCGCCTCCTCTACCGCGTCGGCGTGCTCGGCCAGCAGCCAGAACTCGCCGTGTCGCTGCTGAGGCAAATCACCGCGCGCGGTGATTTCGCCTTTGGGTGGTCGCCCCGCCATATCGCGCGGCGGCCCGCAAAGGTGACCGATGAGCACCTCGGTACGCCGCGTCTCGGCCGCTACCAGGTCCCGGCCCTGCCGGTCAGTCAGGTAGCGCCGGAACGCCTCCAGCCGCCGCGTCAGCTCTCGCGCTGCGCCAATATCACCACTCTCTTTGATTCGTTCGCGGGCAGCCTGAACCAGCGGTACGAGGTCAGTCCGTACCTGAGTGAGGGTGACCGACTCGGGCTCGGGCAGCACGAGGCCGGTGCTCATTTGCGTCACGCGCTGGCGGCCGGTAACGCTCCGGCCCGTGGCTCTGTGCGCCAGCTGTTGTGGTGTCTCACTATGCTAGATGATGCTTGGCCTAGCAAGTGCCCGCATGGCCGGGTAGTGTCGTGCCAAAGACCATGTGGCCAGCACGTGTGTCACAATCAGGGAGTGCCAGACCCGATGAGCG